TCATCCCGTTCGTTAGAATGGTCATGCTCCACGTAGCAAAATTCGACAAAGTCGCAGAATTCCCCTGAGTGTTCAATTTGGGCATCATACAAGAGTGTTCGCATAGTATTCCACATGTGCCATAGTTCGTCTGAGTATTCGACTTCCCAGTCTTCGATATTCAGAGGAGTGTGATCGTCATCGATCCCGTCATCATCACTGATATCGGGATCAAATCCATTTGAGGCTTCATATACGTATTGGCTCCAAACCATTATGCTTTACTTATCTTCTTTCTCGGGTGTTTCTTTTATACCTGTTAATGAAATAGATGTAGATTCTTTGGTTTTAAGTTCATCTTTGATGGCATTTAGGGCTCCTTCGACCTTTGTTTCGTCTCCACCGAAAAATGTCATGAGTCCAGCTTTGATAGCATCCTTACTCATACCGGATTTCCTGACGGATTTACGGATGCTAATTTTACCTTTCCTGAGATTGATGGTATCGATACCCTGATCCATCATGTGTTTTTTTACGTTTTCCTTGAGACGTTTCTCTTCCTGACTGAGGATTTTGATGTCAGATTTCGCCTCGGCGAGTTGTTTCGTGAGCTCTACCAGTTTAGATACATTCTCGGAGAGATCAGGTGCAACAGATGTCATTATTTACTATAAGAGTATACTCTTTAAGCGCAGAGACCGCGCTGCATGAGGTCGGGGACAATGGTGGAGTTGTTCCACACGAAAGGGTCTTTGGGGTTAGGGGGATCCTTGCGAATCTGCTGGTTGGCGTTACGGAGGGCACCACCAACAGTTTCGGGGAAGCCGATCTGCTTACGGGGCTCGAGGAAATTCTGACCCGAGAGGATATCTTCTGGGGCAAACTGACCAAAGTCCTCGGCTGACGCGACCTCACGGGGGAGGAGGGACGACGCGAGACCGGTACCCTTCTTCATACCACCACATATGGTATCAGACTGACCCGCGGAGGGACCCGCGGAGGGACCCATTGAAGGTGCCATACCGAAAGACGCATACTGACGTTCAACGATGGCGTACCCTGATTTGTTTTTCATGGAAAAGAGGAGGAAGATCAAAGCGGCGACGGCGACCAACATGAGGATGTTCTGTTTACGACCCTTCATTATCTTTTATATATTAACAACAATTTTTTTATTGGTCATTCTCGTCGACAAAGGCATACTCGTCTGGGTAAACATCGATGATAGGATCCTCATGGACTCTGACCTGGACAACATTCCAAGTGGGACCGAATGCCTTCTTCGCAAACCATAAACCCGCGAATTCAAGAATGACATCGCATAGTTTTTCGGGTTGGATCATTTCAAAGTCGGTGATCTCCTGCTGTGCGGTATATACTTTGGTGACACCTTCGAGGCGATCACACGTCATCGCACCAGCATCGAGATTAGAAGTGTAAGCACCTTTGATTACAGTTTCAGATAACTTCTTACCGAACCATGTCTCGCAATTCTCGAGGGCGGCGTCAAGGTTCTGGGTATCGATACCATCAATCTTCTGGGTATTCGCATCCGAATCAAGGTTCATAGTGACTTCGCCTGAAACATCAGTAATCTTAACCTTGTTGAGTTGGACAAAGCATTTACGCTTCTCATCATTGAGAGCCTTCACAAAGTAGAGACCATCATCGCCTTTAGTGGGGGTAGTGTAGATCATTATACATGTATCAGGGTTCATTTCTTTAACCCAACAAATGGTATTTCTGCTGCCCTGTTAAGTAATGTTTTGGGTACCCATTTGTTTCTCCTGGGGTTATACCCATAAAGGGTCTTGCTGGTATTCATACCCTTGGGGAGTGGTTTGGCGTTTACTGGGCGCAATGCGTATTCATTTTTTACGTATGCTGTGTTAGTGACATCCTTCCACCTGAGGTTTTTCACATTGAAACGCTGGTTTCCTGAAGATGTAATGTATCCATTTACTTTGGTATTCTTCACGACTGGCTTGAGACCATGAACGATCTGCTTAGAAAGACGCTCATCTGACGGTTTCGTCGTGAAATTCTTGTACTTATATGGATCAATTTTCGCAGCCTTACTGACAGATACATTGACGGGTTTCAGTGTTACCCGCTTTTTCGATTTGATTTTGGGTATTATTTTCTTAAACGCGTCCTCCATCGAATCCGATGCCTTGATACGCTTATCGAACAATTGTGACAACCTGATAAGTCTCTGACGATCCTTTTCCACCTTTTCCGGACGGAGACGGAGTTTGTGCATGAGAAAAATGTCTTCGATCAAGAACTCCTTGCTCGCAACGAGAATGCGTTTATTATTGACTAACTTCCCAGTATCAACACTGTGATACGTGATACCTCGTTTCTTGGTCAATGCGACCTCGTACCCGAATTCTTGTGGGCGCATAAAAGGAATATCGAGAATACCGCCCATGTTTAAATCCTCAATCTTTCCGGTCTTTGGTGAGAAAAAACGAATGTTTAGATCGAGGGCAAACAGCTCTACATCAATGAAGATGTCACCTTTACTGGGTCGGTTATTCGCCGCTATTTTCTTTTTCTTAATCAATGAATATCTCCGTGTAACGAAAGGACCACTCTGTTTAAAACCAATACCCAAAAACTTGAACAGCTTGGGGTGTGTCTTTTGCATAGACAGAAGTCTCTTTTTGATGCGTAAATTGAGACGTTTGGCGAGTTCCCCCAGTTTATTCCACAATGTGAGTTTGACCGCTTGAAGCTTGCCAAAATACTTATCATTCATCGGAATCCTGGGTACAAACTTCGCATCAATATCACTCGTGATGATACGATCGTTGAACTCTACGTACAAATTGAATGCTTCCCCGCCACTCACGATGAGATCACCTGAAGAACTCAAAAATTGGGTGAGTTCTCCTATCGTATCCAGTATAATGTCACGAATGGAGTCCGTGACAAATACGTACATGATCTTTTCAAAATCTTTAGTTGTGTGCGCACTTTTGACTCGATCACGAAACTTACCAAAGTCCCTCTGTACGTTTCGATCATAGTATTTTTTCAGTTTGGCATCCTTGAAGAATAGATTTTCAGTCGTAAATTTTTCAATCGCACCTTTTGAATAAATCTTGTCATCCATTATTATATCTTGACATAATAATATGGTGTGCAACGTTATCGAGGAATGTAGATGCTTTTCATATACAGGTGAAAGGGAACAATTCTGTGGTGTACGAAAAGGACCAAATGTAGTACCATGCCCAACCGATTGTTGTGCGGGTGGATGCCCTGATGATGGGTCTAGGCAGCCATTTAGATTCATAGACAGACCGGATTTTATAAACATAAACAACACAAAGTTTGTCTTTTATATATGGCTATTTGTTACCATGGCGACAATATACTACTTCAGGAACTTAAAGAGTAAGTCGGTAAGAAAGATATAATGTCTCTCGAAACCATCCAAACCGAAATTGCCGCCCTCCGCAACGACATTAAGAACCTCACTAAACTTGTGCGTAAGGTTAAGAATACTCAGGAAGATCCCGATGGTGAGAAGGCTAAGGCGCGCGCTGCCAACAACGGCTTCAACCGTAAGCAAGATGTGACACCTAAGTTGCGTGCGTTCCTCCAGCTTCCCGTCGAAGAACTCATCTCCCGCTCGGAAGTGACCAAGTTCATTAACAAGTACATCACCGAAAAGGGTCTCAAACACCCCGAGAACGGTCGCCAAATCGTCCTCGACGACACACTCCGCGACCTCCTCGCACCCCCCGCTGACGTTGTGGTTACCTACCTTAACCTCCAGAAGTACCTCTCTCCTCACTACATCAAGAAGGAGGCTTAAAAAATAAACACATAACATAATAAAACATGGTGACTTTCCTTACTAAAGAAAGGGCCGAACAACTTGTTGGTACAAAGATCAAAAACCTTGATTTGTACCAAAGAGCTTTTACGCATAAATCTGCTCTCAAAGAGTATGAACAATTTACGGAGTCTTTTGAAACACTCGAATTTATTGGTGACTCGGTCCTCGGGTTTGTCATCACTAAGTTTTTGTTTGATAGATACGAAAGTCGCCAAGAAGGGTTCCTCACCAAAGCTCGTACAAAGCTTGTACGTGGTGAAACCCTAGCTAAGATTGCGAGTGTTCTTAAACTCGATGAACTCGTCATCATGGATGAA